AATGGAAAACGTAGTAACCAAAGGGGCTGCACCTGCTGAGCCAATGACTTCGGCTGGTATTCCAGTTGAAGACCTCGGCGGTCCTACTCCCGATAATTATCGTCCCGATGACGATTCAGCAAAACTCGCTGAACCAAAAATTAAAACGGTTCAAGATATTGTTAATGCGAAAGCAGCGGCACCAGACCCACGCCCTGATACAATGAGGGAAGAATCTGAAGAAGATGAAGAACTCGATGACGTAGAGGCAGAGGCAGAGGAAGTTGAAGTTGAAGCAGAGGCAGATACTGAAGAAGGCGAAGAAGAAACTTCTGAAGAAGAGGAAGTTGAATATGAGGAAGAGTATGACGTTGAAGAAGATGTCGATGCACTTCTTGCTGGTGAAGAACTTTCTGAAGAGTTTCAAGAAAAAGCACGTACAATATTTGAGACTGCAATAAAGACAAGAGTTTCTGCGATTAAAGAAGAAATGCAAGCAGCTTATGAAGTTGCAATCACAGAAGAAATTGAAGAAATCAAAGCAGGACTCACCGAAAGAACTGATGCTTACTTAGAATATGTTGCTGATGAATGGTTTAAAGAAAATACACTTGCAATTGAGCATGGTCTTAAGACCGAAATGACCGAATCATTCCTTGCAGGAATGAAGAGTCTTTTTGAAGATCATTATGTAACAATCCCTGACGATAAATATAATGTTTTAGAGAGTATGGTAGATAAACTAGATGAAATGGAGTCTAAACTCAACGAGCAAATCGAAAAGAATGTTGCTCTTAATAGAAGATTAGCCGAGTCAGTTTCTGATGTAATCTTTGCAGAAGTCGCTGAGGGTCTTGCACTTTCTCAAAAGGACAAACTCGCTGCTCTTGCCGAAAATGTTGAGTTTGATAGTGAAAATACCTATCGTGGGAAACTAGTAACACTAAGAGAATCATATTTTCCTGTAAATACTAGTGCTCAGAGAGACGATTCTGACCATATTGCTGAAGAAACCATTATTGAAGATGTCCAACAAGTTTCAACAATAATGGAGACATATCTTCAGACCCTTGGCAGAGTTGCTAAAAAGTGATTTTTAGATAATATTAATCAAACTTAAATTTTAAAAGAGGTAAATCCAAATGCAAATGTTCAATGCTGAACAACTGCAGGAGAAGTGGAGTCCAGTTCTCGATTATGACGGTCTTGATCCAATCAAAGATTCACATCGTAGAGCTGTTACCGCAATTCTGCTAGAAAACCAAGAAAGAACTCTCCGCGAAGAGCGTGAGTTCCTTTTTGAAACTCCAAACACAAATACTTTTTCAAGTACTGGCACCCCTGGATTCTCAGCTGGTGCATCTTCACCTGTCGCTGGTTTCGATCCCGTTTTGATCTCACTGATCAGACGCTCAATGCCTAACCTGGTCGCCTATGATCTCGCAGGTGTTCAACCAATGAATGGTCCTACTGGACTTATCTTTGCGATGCGTTCTAAGTATGGAGCTATGAACGCTGGTGCAAACGCCGAAGCATTCTTCGACGAAGCAAATACTGCATTCTCTGGTCAGAATGAAGGATTTGATCTAAGTAGTGGATCATATGTTTCAGGTTCTGATGGTGCTTCTGTTGGTTTCGGTACTACTGCAGGACATTCAAGTGCTGCTAACCCAGGTCTTCTAAACCCAGAAGGTTCACAAACTGCTACTACATATCCTGTTGGTCAGGGTATGAGAACCGATGATGCTGAAGATCTCGGAACATCTGGTGATAATTTCAACCAGATGGCATTCAGCATCGAGAAGGTAACCGTAACTGCTAAGTCACGTGCCCTCAAGGCTGAGTACTCACTTGAGCTCGCTCAAGACCTCAAGGCAATCCACGGTCTGAATGCTGAAGCGGAACTCGCAAATATTCTCTCAACTGAGATTCTTGCTGAGATCAACCGCGAAGTTATTCGTACAATCTACAAGATTGCTGAGTCTGGTGCTGCTGTTAACACTGCTAGTGCAGGTACTTTCGACCTTGATGTTGATTCTAACGGTCGTTGGTCCGTTGAGAAGTTCAAGGGTCTTATCTTCCAAATCGAGCGCGATGCTAACGCAATCGCACAAAGAACTCGTAGAGGGAAGGGTAACATGATCCTCTGTTCTGCTGATGTTGCTTCGGCACTCACCATGGCAGGTGTTCTTGATTACACCCCTGCACTCAACGCTAACCTCAACGTTGATGACACTGGTAACACTTTTGCTGGTGTTCTCCAAGGCAAGTATCGTGTATACATTGACCCATATTCAGCAAACGTATCTGCTAACCAGTACTACGTTGTTGGTTATAAGGGATCTTCACCTTATGATGCTGGTCTCTTCTACTGCCCATATGTACCTCTCCAAATGGTTCGTGCCGTTGGTGAGAACACCTTCCAGCCCAAGATTGGCTTTAAGACCCGTTATGGTCTAGTTGCCAACCCATTCGCTGAGGGAACCACTGCGGGTCTAGGAGCCCTTAAGGTAAATTCAAACCGTTACTACAGAAGAGTAAAGGTAACCAACTTAATGTGATCTCGATTCACATATCACTCAAGAGGGTCGCAAGACCCTCTTTTTTTATCTAAATAAAAATAAAACAAAATGGCATCACCTTTTGCTAAACAAATTTCAAATAGAAATTTTTTATCACCAGTTGGATTTAAATTTTCATTAGCAAGATATCCAAAGGTTGATTTCTTTTCATTATCTGCAAATATTCCAGAAATTAGTTTAGCAACTACAATACAACCTTCATATTTAAAGAATATTGATATTCCAGGAGAAAAACTGACATATGGTGATTTTCAATTATCATTTATAGTTGATGAAAATTTAGAAAATTATTCAATTATGCATAAATGGTTAACTGGAGTTGGATTTCCAGAATCTTCAAGTCAATATAAAGATCTAATAACAAATGAAGATGAAATAAGAGATCCAAATATTCTTTTTAGCGATGGCACTCTACACATTTTAAATAGCAACTTTAGGGATATTGCTTTAATTAAATTTAAAGATCTATTTCCAACCTCTTTAAGTTCTTTAGCATTTAACGCACAAGAACAGGACTATAACTACTTTACAGCAACGGTCAATTTGAAGTATACTGTATATAATTTATTGAATAAAAACGGCAAACCTTTATGACCCTTGATGAAATTCAGGAGATGTGGCAGAGAGACTCTGTTATTGATCCTGATAATTTACACGATGAATCTTTAAAAATTCCTCAACTACACTCAAAGTATTATACGATCTATAATACAATTACTTTGTTGCGTGAAAAGGCAAGAGAGACACACAGTAGGGTAAGACTTGAAAGGTATAATTATTACACAGGAAAGGCACCCATAGAGGTCTATGAAGAAGAACCGTTCCCCTATAAGGTTAGAGATAAAGACGCCTTACAGAGGCATATGGATGCCGATGAGAGGTTAAATAAAATAGATCTCAAGATTCGTTATTATGATATTATGCTAAAGTTTTTAGAAGAGGTTATCAAGACTGTTTCTAACAGAACTTTTCAAATTAAAAATGCAATTGAGTTTATGAGGTTCCAGGCAGGGTTCAATTGAAGTAATAAATATTCACAGGTGAAACTTGTGAGTAATGTCTCATTTGGTGATATCAAAAAAGAATGAAGTTTATCTTCAGGTAAAAGCAGAACCGCACATCTATTACGAACTTGCAGATCAGTTCACATTTGATGTGCCAGGTGCAAAGTTTATGCCGCAGTATCGTAACAGGTATTGGGATGGAAAAATACGTTTATTTAATACACAAACTGGTGAAATCTATGTGGGGCTATTAGATAAACTAACTAGTTTTTGCGAAAATCATGATTATACTTACGAGTTTATAAACAATAAGTTCTATGGTCTTCCTTTTGAAGTCAATGATATGATTTCAAAAGAAGGAGTCAAAGATTATATAACTTCTATTTGCAAGTATGTTCCCCGCGAATACCAAGTTGAGGGAGTATACGACGCCTTAAGACATAATCGAAAATTGTTGATATCTCCAACTGCCTCTGGAAAGTCATTGATGATATACTCGATTGTGAGATATTACGTTGAGAAAGGACAAAATACTCTGATAGTCGTTCCGACGACATCCCTTGTAGAGCAGATGTATAAAGACTTTGCAGATTATGGGTGGGACGTGGGTTCATATTGCCACAAGATCTATGCGGGAAAGGAGAGAGAAACAGACTCACAGGTCATCATTACAACCTGGCAGTCCATCTACAAAC